ATGCCTGAGATTGAAAATGGCTGGCCGGCCGACCATTGCGCGCCGGAAGATATTCACGAGCGCGTCGACGTAACACCGATAGACGATCCGCTTCAAAGCGCGCGGCGCGAGCTCGATTTGATGACGGGCGGCGGCATGCGTGGCCAGCGAATTCTCGATGCTTTTTGTGGATGCGTCGAAAGCGGGGACCAGCCCTCGCATGAAATGCTGCAGGCGGTCGCCGCCTTATTTCGAGGCGTTATGGCGGGCGGGCTTTGGGAGGCTGCGTTTCCGCTTCCCGGTCGCGTGCATGTCGCGCCCCGCAAGTACCAGCGCGCCGAATCGAAAGACGGCCTCGACGTAAAAATTGCGCTCGCGATGGACAAGCGTCGTAGGGAGCACCCAGACGAAGCCGTGATTGTGTCGATGAAGCGCGTGGCGGCTTCCTTCAACAAGGGGCAGAAAGTAGTCGAGCGCGCATGGTACGGTGAATTCGGAAAGCTCCTACGAAAAGCACATACAAAATAGGAAAAACATGTAGGTTTCGCGTTGCGTCGCTGAAAAATAGACTCGTTTCCAGATTGTTCGCTGAAGCAATCACATGTTCATCCGAATAAGAGGCTAACAATGGAAGCGAGCTACACCCTTGCGCAATTCTGCGCCGCGTATCACATCAGTCGCGTTCACTACTACACCCTGAAAGAGCAGGGCAAGGCCCCGCAAGAAATGCGCCTCGGCCGCCGTGTCATCATCACGCGGCGATCTGCCGAAGCGTGGGAAGAGCGCATGATCTCCGAGCAGGCCGTCGCGGCGTGAGGTCGGAGATGCGCAAAACCAATCTCTCACCGGCCCATCGCACCAGCGCTTGGGCGGCCGGCTACAACGCGCCTCGCATCCCCGCCCGCAGCATTGGCTCGGAGCTCCGCCAGGCGCTTAAAAAATTCAGGCTTCAGAACGCGCACAAGATTTTCTATGCGCAGCGGAAAGACGCGTTCGTTAGCGGATGGCTCACGGCGCGCTGCGATGAAAAATCGGAGGTCGAGCATGCTTGATTCTTTCATCGCACCGCGTTATTCTGGCCTTGCCGCTGAAACAGCAGCGGCCGGGTTTGGCGACCTGTTCAATGTGAGGCGGACAACCGCCGCAGTGCGGTTTTTTTACGTCCGTATGCCTACGCGCGCCCATACGATCAACGGGTGGGCCTGGGTGGGGAGACCTTCGGGTCTGCCGGTTGCCTCCATTGCCGGTTCGCCAACCCCGCTCAGTGCCCGCCCACCCCATTTGGCGATGGAAGGCGGGCCTTCACTTGAAAATGGAGGCCGCAATGTCTAATGCCGTCGCTCGTCCTGAGCTCCCCCTTGTCGACCTTATCTCCCGTGCGTGGACGATTCACAACATCGTCAAGACGCTGCACGCCGCTCTTCCCGAAGACGAGAACGATTGCGACATTCCTACGCGCTGTCTCATTCGTCACGTTCTGGAACTGACCGAGCCGCTCGCGCTCGATTTGATGGGCGCCGAATGGAGGACGCGTAATGCATAACTCGAATATTCAGGGGTTTGACGCTCAATCGGCGCTGCTGGAACTGGCGGATCGGATTGCGCGCGCCAAGGCTTTGTTTGACGTGATCGCCGAGCAGTCTGAGCACGACGACACGATTCGTCAGCTCGCAGAAGTCGGATTTGAAATTTCTGAGCGAACGGCGCTGCTCGCTATCGAATTTTCCGACGCAGCAGACGGAATCGCGAATCTCGAATCACGGCCCTGCACTGCATGACGGTACAAGCTAAGAACGAGGATCTCGACGCATTCCGTCGCGCCTTTCACGAGCTCGAGCAGAAGAACGGGCGGCCCCGGCCGCCAGTCAAGCAACCAAGCATGGTGAACGTGCTCCGCGCGTCGGATATTGTGCCGGAACGTATTCATTGGCTTTGGCCTGACTGGTTGCCGGCCGGGAAATTGTCGATATTGGCCGGCGACGCCGGCACGGGCAAAACCACGCTCGCGCTCGCGTTGGCCGCGACGGTCACGACTGGCGGCCGCTGGCCGGACGGAACACATTGCGAGCAGCCCGGTAACGTCGTGATTTGGTCGGGCGAAGATAATCCCGCCGATACGCTCGTTCCGCGGTTGATTGCGGCCGGCGCGGACTGCGATCGGTGTTTCTTTGTCGACGGCGTGACGGAAGGCAACAAGCGGCGTGCGTTTGATCCTGCAATCGACATGCTCCAGCTCGCGTCGCTCATCAGCGATTTAGGCGGCGCATCGCTGTTGATCGTTGATCCGATCGTCAGCGCAGTGACAGGCAACATGGACAAGGCGAACGACGTGCGCCGAAGCCTGCAATCTTTGGTCGACATTGCGTCGGCGCACGATTGCGCGGTGCTCGGCATTACGCACTTCACGAAAGGCAGCGCTGGCTCGTCGCCGTTGCACCGTGTCACTGGTTCGCAGGCATTCGGTGCGCTCGCTCGCATGGTGCTTGTCGCCGGCAAGACCGAGAACGGTGTTGACCGCGCGATGACTCGTGCGAAATCGAATATCGCTCCTGACGGTGGCGGTGTGACGTATACGGTCGAGCTCACCGAGATTGTCGGCGGGATACCGGCATCGCGCACGCTGTGGGGATCGGTGATCGAAGGCTCTGCCCGCGAAATTCTCGGTGAAATGGAGTATCGGGAAAACGACGAAGGGGGCGAACGTGCCGACGCCGAATATTTCCTGCGCGACATGCTGGCAAACGGACCGCTTCCCGCGAAACGTATTTTCGCGGAAGCAAACAATGCTGGTTTCTCTCAAATCACGATCAAGCGAGCAAAGAAGGCGCTCGGCGTGGAATCGCGGAAAGAGGGGATGGAGGGCGTGTGGAAATGGGCGCTTCTTGCCGAAGGGGATCATCCATCATCGAAGGGGATCAAGAGCGAAAACGTGATCCCCTTCGAGAAACAATGATCCCCTTCGGCTCTGGCAAGGGTTTCCGGCCCGTCCCTTTAAGCCGCTCTCCGAAGGGGATCATCCCATCGCGCATGATCCCCTTCGGCAACCTTCCTTCCCTGTCGCGCAAATCCCACACTCGACAGTTTGTTTGTACGTCTCTGTAAGCGGCTGCACGAAGTATCGCGGGGCTATTCCAATCCACTACGGCGCGGGATAAATAGCAAGTCATCTTCCACGAGGGTGACTCTATGAGACTGAATGAAATCCGCGAGCAGAAGGCTCGCAAAATCACCGAAATGCGCGCGCTGCTCACGAACGCCGAGCGCGAAAAGCGCAGCCTGTCGGCCGACGAGCAAGCGAAGTTCGACGCACTGAAGGCCGACGTGACGGCACTCGAAGCCGACGAGCAACGCGCGCAGTTCATGGCCGATCTGGAACGCCGCACGATGGGCGACCGCGTGACGGCTACCGACTTCGCAACCGTCGAAAATCGCGTCGTGCTGCTCGATGTGATCCGCGCCGGCATGGAAGGCCGCTCGCTCGATGGCGCGGCGGCTGAGTTCGCACAGGAAACCGAGCGCCGCACCGGTCGCAAGGCGCAGGGCTTCTATGTACCGATGGCGGCATTCGATACGCGTCCGGTCGAGCAGCGCGACGCGCAGACCACGACGACGGCGGCCGGCATCGTCCCGAACGACTTCCGCGCCGATCAATTCATCGGCCCCCTGCGTAACGCGCTGGTGATGCGTGCGCTCGGCGCGCGCGTGCTGACTGGCCTGCGTGGAGACGTTGAAATTCCGAAGTTCAAAACCGGCATGACGGCCGGCTGGGTGTCGGAAAACGAACCGCTGCAACGCTCGGGCATGTCGTTCGACAATCCCGTCACGCTCAAGCCGCGTCACGTCGGCGCACTCACCGAGTTGTCCCGCCAGTTGATCCAGCAATCCAGCCCGGACATTAACGGCCTGGTGCGCGACGACCTGTCGGCCGTGATGGGCGAAGCACTGGATTCTGCGCTGCTGTCGGGCGACGGCCAGAAACAGCCGCTCGGCCTGCTCAACATGGTCGGCATCCAAACGGCCTCGCTCGCGGCGCCATCGTGGGACGGCGTGCAGCGCATTGTCGAAAAGCTCGATCTGGTGAACGTCAACGGCGGCCGCTGGCTGTCGAATCCGAGCGTCAAGCGCGTGCTGGCGACGACGGAAAAGGCCGCGAACACGGGCATTTTCCTGACCGATGGCGCGTCGCTGGCCGGCTATCCGCTGGTGACGACGAATCAGGTCAAGGCGAAGGGCGGCGCTACGCCGACCGGCCGCCTGATCTTCGGCGATTTCTCGCAGCTGATTCTCGGCATCTGGAGCGAGGTCGACATTCTTGTGAACCCGTATGCGGAAAGCGCCTACGAAAAGGGGAATGTGCTGGTGCGGGCAATGATGACGTGCGATCAAGCCGTGCGCCATCCGGAAGCGTTCGTCGCCGTCGACGACGTGAAGATCTGACGCGGGGGCCGTTCGCATGGATTTCGAAATTCGATCCGGTGACGGCCTGCGTGCGCTTTCGCGCGGCAAGGTCGGCGGCTACGCGGCCCGCTTCAATAGCCCGTCCTGCGATCTCGGCGGCTTCACCGAGATTATCCGGCCAGGTGCGTTTGCTTCGTCGCTGCGCGCCGGCCTCAATATTCGTGCGCTTTATCACCATGACGACCTTTCTCTGCTCGGCACGACTCAGGCGGGCACGCTGCGCCTTCGTGAAGACGATAGCGGGCTCGCTTTCGAGCTCGATCTACCTGATACCAGTTATGGCCGCGACGTCGCCGTGCTGGTCGAGCGCGGCGATATTGCTGGCTGCTCGTTTGGGTTCCGCGTAGAGGCGAACGGCGATTTCTGGGAAGAACGGGCCGGCGCTGTTGTGCGCGAGCTGCGCGCCGTGCATCTGCACGAAATCACGCTGACGCACGACCCGGCCTATCGCGACACGACCGTGGCGAAGCGCTCGATGCCCGGCAACCGCCCGCGCGATCTGCGCGCCCTTTGGCTGGAGACGCTATGAGCCTGATCGATCGCATGATGAACCGGCTCGGTTTCGAGCGTCGCAGCGACGGCGACAGCTACTGGCAAAACTTCGCCGCGCTGCGCGGCAACGGTATTTCGCCGCAGCGTTCGGAAAGCGTCAGCGCGGTATACGCGTGTGTCGCGGCAATTTCGGAAACGGTCGCAAGCCTGCCGCTGATCCTGTACCGGCGCACCGACGACGATGGCCGCGAGCGTGCATCCGACCATCCGCTGTATTCCGTGCTGCACGACACGCCGAACGAGCAGCAGACCGCGCTCGAATTTCGCGAGCAAATGCAGGCGGCCGTGCTGCTGCGTGGCAATGCGTATGCGCGAATTATTCACGGGTGGGACGGCCAGGTGCGCCAGTTGTTGCCGATGCACCCCGATCGCACGACGGTGCTGCGCCTGCCGTCCGGCCGGCTCGGCTACGAAACGACCGACGGGGCCGGCCGCGTGATCCGCCTGAATCAAGACGAGGTGCTGCATTTGCGCCACCGAACCGACGACGGCGTGCTCGGCGTGTCTCCGCTGACGCGAGCCCGCGAGGTGGTGCAACTGGCGATCGCCGAGCGGGAGCACGGCAACAGCGCATTCAGCAACGGCACGCGGCTGTCCGGCATCCTGAAATTCCCGCAGAAGCTGAAGAAAGAGCAGCGCGAGGGGCTGGCGTCGTCGTGGACCAGCCAGTATGCCGGCGGTGCCAATGCAGGCAAGACGGCGATTCTCGAAGAGGGCGTCGACTACCAGACCATCAGCATGACGCTGGAGGATGCCGAGTGGATCGCAGCGCGGCAATTCAGCGTCGAGGAAGTGTGCCGGCTGTTCCGCGTGCCGCCGACGATGGTGGGTGATCTGCGCCACGGCAATTACTCGAACAGCGTCGAGCTCGCCCGCCAGTTCGTCACGATGACACTGCGCCGTTATCTGGTGATGTGGGAGCAAGCCATTACCCGGGCCTGCCTGACCACGCAGGGGGCGAAGAGCTACTTCGCCGAGCATAGCGTCGAGGGCCTGCTGCGCGGCGATGCGAAGAACCGCGCTGACTTCTATCACGAAGCGCTCGGCGACCAGTGGATGACGGTCGATGAGGTGCGCAAGCTGGAAAACCTACCGAAGCGCGCGGTGCCTGCCCCGGCCGCGTCCTGATTAACCCGATCCCGCGTTGGTTCATGCCCCTACAGAGCAAGGGCAGCGCGGGGCGTTTGTTCCACCGACGCTCCGCATCGATGCAACCCGATAGCGAATAAATGCCGCCCGCCTTTGGCGGACGGTGAACGGAAGTCCGACACCGCTTCGGGTGTCGGACAGGTGGACCTCAAGAGATAACGCCATGCCAAACGCCATCAAGACGCATAAGCCCCGACGCCTGCCGGTCAAGCATGCCACGCTGAAACAGCGCAACAGCCATCGGACGCTGGCGCTCAACGGTGCGGCATGGCGACGCCTGCGCAATCTGGTGCTGACCGAGCAGCCGCTGTGTGTGCACTGCCAGCAGGAGGGGCGACTCGTCGCCGCCACGGACGTGGACCACGTCGACAACGATCCGACGAACAACGCGCGATCGAACCTCGTCGGGCTCTGCCATCCCTGCCACTCGCGCAAGACGCGTCACTGGATGCTGACCCGATGAAAAATCGCCAGCAACCGACCGGCGCGAACCGTCCATTCAGCTTCACGCGCACCGCCGCAATCTGAAGGTTTTGCCAAAATGCAGAACGCTAAAAAACCCATCCCGACCCAATTAAAACTGCTCGCCGGCAACCCCGGCAAGCGACCGCTCAACACCAATGAGCCGCAACCGGAGACCGGCATCGGGCCGTGTCCCGAGTGGTTCCTGCCGGAAGCCGAGCAGGAGTGGAACCGCATCGTGCCGGAGCTCGAGCGCCTCGGCATGCTGACCAAGATCGACATTGCGATCCTCGAGGCGCATTGCGTCTGCTATGCCGAAATGGTCGTCACGGCGAAGAGCCACAAGCCGGTCAAGGCCGCGCTAATCGGCCAGCTGCGCATCCTCGCTGCTGAGCTCGGCTTGAGCCCGTCGTCCCGCTCCCGCATTTCTGTCCCGAATCCGAATAACGATGATCCAACCGAAGAATTCTTCAGCTGACGGCCTGTGGTTTGACGAAGCCGCCGCTGATCGCGCCGTGCGGTTTTTCGAGACCGTGCTGACGCACACGAAAGGCGAGTGGGCCGGCACGCCGCTGAAATTGTCCGACTGGCAAGCCGAAAATATTATTCGGCCGCTGTTCGGCTGGAAACGCGCTGACGGCACGCGCCGCTACCGCACTGCCTACATTCAAATTCCGCGCAAGGCCGGAAAATCCACGTTGAGCGCCGGCATCGCCCTTTATTTGCTGTACGCCGACGGCGAGCCCGGCGCGGAAATTTATTCGGCCGCGGCCGATCGTGACCAGGCGTCGATCGTGTTCGAAATGGCGAAAGGCATGATCGATGCCGCACCGGCACTCCGCAAGCGTGCGCAGACATTTAAACGCGCCGTCGTCGTGTCGAGCTCGGCATCGTCCTACAAGGTGCTGTCGGCCGACGCGTATACGAAACACGGCCTCAACGCGCACGGCATTATTTTCGATGAGCTGCACGCGCAACCGAACCGCGACCTTTGGGACGTGCTCACCACGTCGACGGGCGCGCGCCGGCAACCGCTGACGGTCGCCATTACCACGGCCGGCTACGATCGGCACTCGATCTGCTACGAGCTCTACGATTACGCGTGCAAGGTGCGGGACGGGATTATTGACGATCCCTCATTCCTGCCCTGCATCTACGAGGCTGGCGCCGACGACGACTGGAAATCGCCCGCGACGTGGCGCAAAGCGCATCCGGGCCTCGGCGTGTCGGTGAAAGAGGAATATTTCGAGCAGGAAGCGGCGAAGGCGGCCGCCATTCCCGCCTACGAAAATACCTTCCGCCAGCTGCTGCTGAACCAGTGGACCGAGCAGGCTTGCCGCTGGATCTCGATGGATACGTGGGACAGCTGCGCCGGCGAATTGCCGGATCTCACCGACCACGTTTGCTATGCCGGCCTCGATCTGGCGACGACAACCGATATTGCCGCGCTGGTGCTCGCGTTCCCGATCGGCTCGACCGTCTACCTGAAGCCCTTTTTCTGGGTGCCTGAAGAAAATGCCCGCACGCGATCGAAGCGCGACCGCGTTCCCTATGAGCAATGGATCAAGGCAGGGCATATCGAGGCGACCGACGGCAAGGTGATCGACTACGACGTGATCCGCCAGCGAATTAACGAGCTCGGCCAGCAATACAACATTCAGGAAATCGCGCTCGACCGCTGGAACGCCACGCAACTGGCGACGCAGCTGGCCGGCGACGGATTCGAAATGGTCGGGTTCGGCCAGGGCGTCGCCTCGATGTCCGCGCCGATGAAAGAGCTCGAGCGCCGGTTGCTCACGAAGGAACTGAATCACGGCGGCCATCCCGTGCTGCGTTGGATGGCGTCGAACGTCGCGACCGAAATGGACGCGGCCGGAAATATCAAGCCGAGCAAGGCGAAAAGCACCGAGCGCATCGACGGCATCGTGTCGACGGTGATGGCGCTCGGCCGGCTGATCGTCAGCGAAGAGGATCGCACCAGCGCCTACGACGAAGGCGCATTTACTTTCATTTAATCGGAGAATTTATGGTGACTTTGAACGAAGCGAAATTGCACCTGCGCATCGTGCGCGACGACGAAGACGAGATGATTCAGACGTACATCCTCGCCGCGACGGCGGCCGTGTCCGACTACCTGAACCTGTCTCAGCTGCCGGACCCGATTCCGGCCCCAGTCCGGGCGGCCGTGCTGTTGCAGGTCGGCGACCTGTACGAAAACCGCGAGGCGCAGGGGCAGGGGGCTATCAGCCAGTTTTTCCCGAACCCGACGTTTGAGCGCCTGCTGAACCCGTACCGGGAGATGCACGCATGAAGGCCGGCCGCTTGCGGGAGGTCGTCGTGCTGGAGCGGTTGACGGGCGAGGAAAACGAGAACGGCGAACCGCTCGACCGATGGGCGCCGATTGCCACCGTGTCGGCGGCGGTCGAGCCGCTCAACGGCCGCGAGTTTTTCGCGTCGGCTCGCCTCAACGCGGAAGTGACCACGCGGATTCGCATCCGGTATTACGAGGGCCTCACGAAGTGGGATCGCGTCGCCCACGGTGACCTACGATATAGGATCGAGTCCATCATCGATCCACAGAGCCAGCGCAAGGAGATGGTGCTGATGTGTCACGCAAGTGTTTGA